GCTTAGAGAAATTAGCTTTAAGGTATGTTGTTTTCAATGCGTTTCTTGCCGGATCCAAATCTATTGCAATACCAAAAGCGTGTTTAGACCAAGACGAACCGCCGCGCATTTTTCTGTAATTAAAACAACCGCCGTACAAATCAATTCCTAACTCCACAAGGCGATTATACCCATAGACGGCCAAAAGCTCCTTAAACACGTTTAAAAACGCATCAGCTACGTCTTTATGGCATCGCATCTTTGTTACCATTGTTTTGGTGTCCCAAGCTATCCGCATTGGATAGGGTAATTTGATAGTAGTTAAGTACGTTCCGGCTTCGTTTGGTTGTCCGTACTTTGCTATTGCCTGCGCTGTTGTTATCATTCTTGGATATTTAGGTATTTACTTACTTTAAAAAAGATCAGAATCATTAATAACAGGAACAAACTAACGGCCAGAAACTTCATAGAATCTGTAAAAGTTTTATCGTGTTCTACCTTTCGCTGCTTTAAATCCGTTTTTAGCTTGTTTTTATGCGTTCTAAGCGCGTTTTGTAGTGAATCTGCATAGATAGTTCGGATATGCTTTAAACTATCGTTAAAACGCTTTAAATCGAATCTTTCAATATATCTCGGTTTTGGTACGTATTCGGTTCTAATCTGCACCAAAGTATCTTTTTTAGTTACGTACTTCTCCCAGACTATCGAATCACGAACAATAACCGGAAAGGAATCTACCGTATTAATTCGTATCGTATCATATACCGCAGGCTTATATCCTTTTTTGATCGCTTTATTCAAGTGGTAATTAACCGAGCAACCTGTCGAAAGTATAGTAGATATTAGCGACAAAATTATTATCCTTTTCATTCCTTAATAGTTTTATTCCATACGGTTAAACCGATAGCAGTAGCTGAATAAGTAAGCAAACCAACAAAAACGAACTCGTGAACCTTGAAAGGTTTAAACAACGGGATCAACGCATAAATTACCGCCATCCAAAAAGACGTAAATGCCGAAAGTCGTTTAATTGACCATTTGCCGCTAGGCTTTAGAGTTTCTTCTATTAGTTCTTTTATCATTTGGTAAGATTGCAAACATTTGCTCTGGTAGGTCTATTCGTGTTTTTGTGGCTTGTTTAAAACTCTGCTCTTTGTAGCAATCGTAAAGCGCAGTTTCAACTTTATTCAGTCGGCTATCCGTATGCCACAACCATAAAGCCAGAACGCCGGTAACTCCGTACTTCTTAATTATAGTAACAAACTCAGTCATTGCTTTGCTTCTTTTTCTGTAGGTACAAATTCAACTTATCTACGTTCTCCTGTCTTGGCTTATAGCTACCTACTTTAGTTCGTTTTTTCATATATACCAACCGGTGTAATTGTTCATTCTATCCGGAAACATATCATCGTTTGAGTTATTGTTATACTCCGGGAATAAGTTATTGTTAAAACACATATAATTGATAAAGCGCTCGGTATAATGCTGAGCAATAGAACGCTCCTTTTCTGTCAAGTAATCAACTTCGTTTTTTTCTACGTTTACGCTATTCTCAGACGAATGCTTATAAACGCCTTTATTGGCGATTGTATAGGCCGCAAAAGGTAAGTATTCGACCATTGCCCAGTGGATCAACATCGGCTTTATGTAGATGTTTACCAAACTCAGGTAATTTCCTGCTAGCGTTCCGGCAATAATATCCGCTTCAATCTTCTCAAGTAGCTTAGTACCTAAATAGTTTTGAATGTGAATATCTTGCGCGATTTTAATAAACTGAACGAATTTGTCCACGTCAACATTTCCGTTGGTAGCCGTGAACTTCTTTAAATCAGTATCTGTAATTAATAGTGCCTGCGCCATTATTTTACGTCTTTAGGTAAGTTAGGGTTATTAGGCGAAAAGCCTTTTAATGGAAGGTTATTCGGGTAAACAGAAACCTCATAAGGGTTAGTAACTTTGTAGCCTTTAATCTCGGCAGCTCGGGTACCTACTTGTTCGAACTTTCTATCTTTTCCTTTGATATTACGCATAAAAGTTACGCGCTCCCATTTGTGGTGGCATCGTGCTCCGCCCTTGAAGCGGAATATGTCGTATGTATCCGCTCCGCGCTCACCAAAGCCGGGATTAACCGCGCGCTGGCTCATTGCATCTATATCTTCTTTTCTAAACAAACGGTCTTGTTTGGCCATCATAGCTTTACAGAATGCGCGATCAGGAGCTGAGTTACCTGTATATCTATAACGAACCTTAAAAAACTTTAAAGAATCAACGCGGCTAACTTCTTTGTCCTGCGAGGAGCGCGCCGTTGGGTTTGCTGATCCTGCCGAAACAAATTTGTAAACCTTACTCAAAAGGCTTTCTGGCTGCATTTCTGCGTCTTTCTGATATAATATATCGTCAAGCTCTTGATCATCATCTGTAGCCTCGCGAGCATCAACCTCCACCCATTCATCAGAAAGGTTTGCGGCGTCAACTTCCGAAAGGATAGCTTCAAGTTCTGCATTATGGCTGCTTAATTCGGTACCGGTTTCTTCCTGTACTTGTTCTTCGGTTATTGCGTTTTCTAGGTCTGTAAATTCTAAAGGCTGCAAAGTTCTAAAGAATAGTTTAACCGTAATTCCATTAAAATGCAGGATTTGATCAAAAGCGGAAATTAATTCGTCTTGCATTGGACGTATAACCATATTGTCGTACAAGATAGCCGAATTTTTAAGCTCATCTGTATTGCTAGAGAATCCATTTGTAGAAGCTACTCCAAACAATAAAGGAGACGTAACGTTATGGCCTAGCATAATTTTACGCATACATTCTTCCGCTAGGTATTCGTAGTGTTTAGGAGCATCATTCAAAGGTATAGCATCAACCGTAGTTTTTTGCTCCGCATTGTCGTTGTATGACGTTACTATCTTTTTACCTTTTGTTCCTGATAGTTCGCTTTTAACTTTGGAGTCAATGATATTCATCTGCTCCTCAGTAGGCGTACCATTGTTAAAGTTTACTATCATCGTAGGCGAAAAGCCGTTCTGAACGTCATTGATCAAATACTGCGCTATTTCTTCTTCAAGCAGGCAATACGGAAGCGCGCCTTGATAGTCTGGATAGGCGTAATATTTCATCCCTACGTTGTAAGGCTTAGAATAAAGGATTTCGATTAATTCGTTTTTCCCTCCAAAACCAAACGCAGGGTATCGCTCCGGTTTGTATTTCTTTACATCTTCCCAGTTATCCGAATAGTAATAGCCTTCAATATCGCCTTCTTTATTGCATTTCTCAGCTCTGAGAAGGTTTACCGGAATATGGTACGCCTTGATTATTTTACTTTTGCTTGCGTTGTAGTGAACTTGGATTGAGAACTGTCCCAATAACTTGCGATCCATAACGATTTTGCGGATGCAATCGTCGTGAAAGAGGGTTTTGACTTGCGCGTATTCATTTGGTTTTCTATCTGCGTTTAATACTCCTAAACCGCGCCCGTAAATTAAGCGCGTAACGTTATTAATAATTGCTGCGTTGGTTGTGCTATTATTATAGCGATCAATAAGGAATCCAAAAAAGTTGTTTTCGCCTCCAAACTCTACCCAATTCTCGCGCTTGCTTTCTGTGATTATAGGTGGTTCGTATTGACTTAAATTGACAAATTGTATGTTGCTGCTCATATTACGATAAATTCGTTTGTAGACGTATGCGATACGTATTGATCTTCGTTGATAGTGTAGTTTATTACGTTCTGATCAGTACAATATATCTTGTCCCTGTAGATAATTTCGCTTCCTTGTTTTAGGGTTAGCATATAGGTACGCGCTTCCTTTAAAGCGAATGCTGCCGTAATGCTATTAGTATAGCCATACGCTGCCGAGCTGACTATCGGAACGGTTATAGTTTCGTTTTCTATTTCATCCGTTATCAGCATAGTATTATACTGAGATTTTCTCGGAATAAAATTAAACGTTTGGTTGCTGGTTGACGTGCTTAGTACAATCATACTTTAATAACTTAAAACTCCGGATTTTGTTGCAAATAAAAAAGCCACCCCGCTAGAGATGGCTTTGGCTTACAACGCTAATTGTAAGGTTGTGCTAATTAGTTATCGTCAATCGTAGCGCCACCGAAAGCAGTTGCTAAAGCAGTTTCTGAATTAACGTCAATGAAATTGGCGAGAAGTTTCTCTTGACCAACCATTGTAAAAGTATAACCGTTCAAATCGCCCATCGCAGTACCATTCGATACGTTTGAAGTTGTTACTTCCATTCCGTGCTGAAGGCCAGCAAAGAAATAAGAACCATTGCGTGAACGGATAACAACGTGCGGACGTCCATAAGCCAAAAGTTTCGCAGTTTTATGCGTAGCAATATCTTGGTTCTTCAAAGTAAACGTCAAAGTTTGCTCAGCGAATGTAGTTCCGTTTTCGCGGCTAGATGTCAAAACCTGATCAAAAGAGTTAGTACCTTTCAATTCAAATTTGTAAAGTGTAGAAACACCTGCAACTGAATCAATGACATCGCCATTAGTACCATCGTAAGTAATTCCTGTGTAGTCCCCGAAGTTAACAAAGTAGATAGCATCAATGCCCCCTACTGCTGTCTTACATACCTCAAGTCTACCGTTAGCTAAATCGCAGCTCATCTCGTATAAATTTTTTAAGTTAAACAAAAAAGGGAAGGCATTTGACCTCCCCTTTCTATAAGTTAGTTAATATTAGTTAGCGGAGTTTGTGATACCGTAAGTAACCATATCCTCAGCAAAACCATACTTCGCATCTGCGGTGAAACGCATTACGAATCTAGCGTTCTGAGATCCGTCAACTGGACTCATATCAATCACTTGTACTTCGTTCATATCGTTTAACAAACCAGTCGCAAAGTGAAGGTTGCTAGATGGAGTAGCGATAGCTGTGTTAGCAGCCATACCGTTAGCCATAAATACAGGAATACCATCAAAGAAAAGATCACCAAGAACTTGGTTGTTACCTTTGTTATCGTAACCGTTAGCGCCTACACCAGAAGCAGCAAAACCACCCAAAGAGCGAACATACGCTTTGTAAATGTTTTGAGCAACGTAGAGTTTGAGGTCTGGATGTCCGTAAAGACGAGCAGGAATTGCATCAACCAACAAACCTAACTGAGCAACAACGTTACCAGCGTTTACAGTTGTACCACCTACTTCTTGAGCAGCAGGAAGGGCAGCATCCAAAGCAATTTGCGTAGAGATACCAGCGAATTGACCTGTAGTTGCGTTAACACCTGTCCAGATAGTTGTTTCCATTGCAGAAGCAACTTGTGCAGACAATTGACCAATTACGAAATCTACGAAAGATTTTGGCATTACGTCAAAAGCAGAGAAGCCCATCTCAGCAGCTTGCCAAGTGCTACGGAATGTTTTTTTACAGAACTCAAGGTTTACTTGAAATTCTTCTGGCTGAAGGATGCGCTCGTTAAGGGTTACGGTAGAGCTAGCATCAAAATCGCAAGTAGCGTTACGAATGATTGAATCATTAGAATAGCGCTGAATTACTTCTTTAAATTTGATGTTAGGGTGGATAGTGAATCCGCCTTTTTCAAGGGTTGGAGCAGACAATAAAGCTGCAGCAATGTACTTACCGGCAAACTCGCCAGCATAAGTTGTTGTAATCGAGGTTGTTGTACTCATTTTTATTAATTATTTAAGTTCGTTTATACTACGGTTAAAGTAATAGCACCTGCAGCAGTTCCCATACCGAAAACATACCAGTTAGAACCATCACATTTCAATTCTACAAAATCACCAACTGTATCAGCAGAAGCAGAGAAAGTAATCGTGTTTTCATCAGCTCCCGGTACAAGTGTACTGTTTACAATAACACCACCTTGGATTTTGTTAGAAGCAGCTCTGATAGTCCAAGCAGTAGTTGCAAACAAAGCGCCTACGATAAAACGGTAATTTTGACCAGCGGCATCAGCAACAGCAGGAAGCGTAATTTGCGCGCCAGCAGCAGCGTTAAGGATAAATACTTTACCACTATCCTCAGCAGTTAAAGTTGCTGCGCCTGTTAATGTTTCCATTACTTCTAATTGACGGATAACGTCATTCGATACTACATTATAAATTGTGCTCATTTTTTATTTGTTTAATTTTTCAAAAATTGAATCAATAGTTGTGCGCGATTTTTTGGATGCTAATTTGAACAATTCAACCGGCTGCGCATTTTCCGGATTGTGTTGTATAGGTTTAGGCGCTATTTCCTCTGCTGCCAATTCAACCGGTGCCGCTTCTTCTGCAACTACTTCGGGTGTTTGCGCAGTTAATTTCGCCAATTCTGCTTTCAATGTTTCGTTTTCAGCTTGCAACTTTTCCATTGTGCTAAAAAACGTTTCTTTAATAATGCTTTCAACCGTCTTTTTTGGAGCGGCCTCCGCTGCCATTTCTTCTTCGATTTTACCGCCTCCTTCAACTTCAACTTCTACTTCTGGAGCTGCTTCTTCTTCAACGGGTTTTTCTTTGATTTCAGCAATCATACCTTCTTCAGTTACGACCAAAACCATTCCGTTTTCTAAATCGTACTCACCTACAGGGACTGCGATACGCTGATCATCCTCTGTAACAATAAATACTTCGTTGCCTGCTTCAAACGCATCAGCTTCCAATACAGAAACGCCATCCGTTAACTTCATTTGTTCTAACTTCACTTCCATTCCAAGAAGCGCGCGAACTTTGTTTAAAATCTTGTTTTCGTTCATCGTTTTTTTACTTTATAACTGCTTAACTTAATTAATATAAATCTGTTGCACTTTTATTGGCTAACGTTTGTAATAACTCGTGTGCCATTAGTGTTTGTAACCGTATGCGTTCCCTGCTGAACTAAAGATCCTATGCCCTGATTTTGCAGGTCTCCATTGCAGCAATCCTTTGAATAAGTACCGTTACCGCATAGGCATCCGCGTTTACCGCCTCTTGGGCTTGATTTACTTGGTGTTTTCATTTATTGGTTTTTAAGTTGTTCGAGTTTACGTTGCGCCCATTCTACGCCAGCATCACCTCCCCACGCTAACCACATCAATCTACCGCATCCGTCGCCTAGTTCTTTATCTGAGTTCTGGCGATGACGTTCAAAGGCTGCCATTCGAGCAATAGTATCTCTGCTGATAGGCTCGCCTTTTGCTAGTTGGTTGGCTCTGGCTTTACCTACGGAAGTACCGCAAGAACCCCATCCATTTTCCTCTGCATAACGTAAAGCAATTTTAGCGTTTTCGCTTGCAGCTTTTGGATAGTCTGAATAAGATTCTAATTTGACGTCTAAGATTTCTTTAAGGAACGCAATCAGCTCTTCTTTTTCTTCATTCTGCGCGCTCATTTCGTATTTATCCGCAAAGTAACCTTCAATTGAAAAACCTTTCACCTCGCCGGCTTTTACGCGCTTCCATATATCATCGTTATTTACCTTCATTGAAATCATCCACGTTCCCTTTGGTAAACTGAATCCATATTTTACAGATTTGTCGTGTACATCGTCCTCAATGATCCAGCTTTCAACAACTGACATTCCGTCAAGGTCTTTATCGTGTTCTAAGGTTGCGTTGTTTTGGTTTGATCGCATTAAAAACAATTCAGATGCTTTGCGTACAGTTTCCTCTTTAAAGAATATTTCCCACTCGCGTTTTGTCTCCTTCATTTAACGTAGTTGGAAATTCTGGCTTTAATCAGCTTGCGCAAATTCAGCAGCAACCAATTCAAGCGTATGTTGTAAGTGGTGAGGTAAC